AGTGTCAAGGTAACATCTGAACTCGCTGATACTCCTATGTAATAGTCATCTACTGCAAGGGTAGAATTCCCTGTTATTTTTCTTCTAGCCCGTGTTTCAATTCCGGGAGTAACAGATGATGTTAATACGATATTGTTGGAAGAGTCTAGTGCCAAGTACTTTGTGGTTATGCCTGTTCCTGCCAAAAGACCTGTGACCTGAAGGCCATTATCAATTTTTGTTTTTCCTCCGGAACCTGAAAGAACAAGGAACCCAGAAGAATCAGTTGACAAGTCAGAAAATACATTTGCAGATACACCAAAAATATACTTTGAGTATGAAACTCTAAATTGCTTCCCTGTATCTAAGACCTCTAGTGTCTTTTGGGGATCATTCCTGCCAATTCCAACCCTGTCGTTCACAGAATCAACTTTCAAGGTCTTAGTATCAACAGATAAATCACCAGATATTGTTAGGTCGGCCAAAGTTCCAACAGACGTAATATTCGGCTGTGCTGCCGTAGATAAAGTCCCACCTAAATTTGTAGCACTAAGGGTCCCTACATTTGTGATATTCCCGCCATTGATTAGAGCGGTACCGTCTGTCATAGAAGAAGCAGTGAGTTTCGTGAATCTTCCTAAAGAGGACGAGACGGCAATTGATGCTGTTAAGTGACCAGAGACAACCGTGTGTTGTGTCGGAAGAGACCCGAGTATTGTTGATCCTGATACTTTAAAACCAGAAGACGCAGTCAAAAAATTGCCTGTTGGTAAAATGCTTAAGTCGCCATTTGATTTGACAGTAAACGTTGAACTAGCAGAATCATTATAAGCCAATTTTAATTGTGAACTGGTAGTTTTCACATGTAGTTTGGTGTCAGGGTGAGCAACACCAACTCCAATTCTGTTGTTGTCGGAGTCCATCACAAAAGTGTCATTGTCCCAGTTTAAGCCATTCATTATTGTTCCAGAGGCAGCATTAAATATTAATGTGTCCTCGGCATCTTGACCAAAAGTAATATTATCAGCGGTAACAATGAACTCGCTCACTTTTGCGTGTAAGGAGCCTGTTATTTCAAGATTACCACCAATCCTAACATTACCATCGACATCTAACATACGAGACGGTGATTCAGTTCCTATGCCAACCCTCTGCGCTGTCCCGCTCAAGATCAAATAACCTTGACCTGTTGTGTATAAATCAGAGTGAACTGCGCTGACCCCTAATGAAGCCTTGGTGTGAGTTAGTCTCAGTTGTCGATCTGTATCGAGAACGTCTAATTTCTTTTCTGGGTCGACTCGTCCAATACCTACTTTGTTTGAAGTTGAGTTAACTTTGAACGTATTGGTGTCAACTGTTACATCTCCTCCAACAGTTAAGCTAGTTAAGGTTCCGAGCGATGTTACATTTGGTTGTGCGGCTGTCGATAGAGTACCCCCTAGGCTGGTAGCATTTACATTTGTGGCCGTTAAGGTACCAACCGAACTTATGTCGCCTCCTGTGATCTTTACTGTGCCATCTGTAAGGGTGCTACCCGTGATACTTCCTGTTACGCCTAGGTCCTGCGTTATACTTGTAGTTCCACTCACATGTAGTTTGGTTTCTGGTGTAGATGTTCCGATACCAACTTTACCATTGGTCGACTCGACTCTCATTATTTCATTTGATCCATTATGATCGCGATAAATCACGGCTGTTGCATCTATGTGAAAATCTTTAGCCGCTAAACTTCGGAGTCTCAACCCAGTACCTGCCCCGGCACCTTCTTGTGCAAAACTCCAGTCCCTATCACCATCTAAACTAAAACGAAGAACTTCGTTGCCGGCAGAACCATTGCTTTTTATATCTAAAAGTGCATCCGGATGTTCAACTCCAATTCCAATCCTGTTATTCGCACTGTCTAGCACCCAAGTGTTTGAGTCTAAATTCAGGCCATTCGGGACCGTTCCAGAAGAGGCATTGAACGTTAAGGAGTCCGTAGCAGCATCTCCAAAGGTAATATTGTTAGCAGAAACAATAAATTCTGAAACTCTTGCACTAAGAGCGCCTGTGACCTCAAGATTACCTGCTATCCTTACATCACCGTTGACATCAAGAGTTTTGGTTGGCGACGCTGTGCCGATACCAACCCTGTCATTACTAGGGTCTATAATTAGATCACCAGAATTGTTGGTATATACATCAGTAAAAACATCAGATGATATCCCAAAGATGTATTTTGAATACGAGAGCCTTAATTGCTCTGAGGTGTCAAGGACTTCAATTTTTTTAGCAGGGGAGTTTGTGCCTATACCTACTCTTTCATTTGAACTTGATACAAATAACGCAGAAGCAGATAGATCACCACTAACATTTAGTGATGTAAGAGTCCCTAATGATGTTACATTTGGTTGAGCAGCAGTAGATAGGGTGCCGCCTAGGGAATTAGCAGTTACTGTTGTGGCGTTGACTGTCGTGCCTTTGATAGCAGCTCCAGTTAGGTTTGTAAATTGACCCACTGAAGATGACACGCCCACAGAAGAACTTATATCCCCTGTTACAGTCATTGTCGTACCATCAAATAATAAGTTTTGCTCTGCGTTTATGCCAGACGAGTCAATGCTAGTAATTATGCGATTGTTGCCAGAGTTTGTGTATTCATCTATTAGTCCTCCAGCATCTGCAACCGCTGATGTCAAGACGAGATTATAGTTAGAGTCTAATGCTAAATAATGATTTGAACTCGAAGCGGCACCTGAAGGTATTCCAATAATATTAAGAGGAGTTGAAGAGCAACTTATGAGCATACTACCAGTGAAAACATGTCTATCACTACAATCATCACCGAAGCGAGTGGAACCAGTGGAACTAAGATTGACCACGTTCCTGTTTGTAACATTCAGGTTTATTTCATTGACATTCAAAGCACCAGATATATTCAGGGATCCAGTTAGAGTAAGTACCCCATCATCTGCATCGTATATAAGGTTTTGACTACCAGAAAGTCGACCACCAGCGGTGGTTGCTTGTAAGGACCCAGACGGGCCTTGGGTCTGTGTCCCAACAACATAGGCCCAGCCAAATTCTGACATTACTCATCGATCCCCGAACCTGTTAGAGCATACATGCTACCTGTCGGAATATTTGTCAGTTCTGCAATAACTTCAAATTGAACTTGGCTACGAATCCCAGATAGGTATATTTCTTTTGTTTTTATTGGTAAATCTATGGACTCTCCGTACCCAGATAATTCATAGTAGTGCCTGTTATCATAAACGTTGTAGTTTTCATTCCAAGAAGAAGGCCCTTGTATAAAAGTTGCTGTATTGTCTCCCTGTACAACATTCACTGTTCCGTCGTTTGACCCAACTCTGTCAAAAATTGTTGTGTTCGTATCAGGAGGATCCAAAGTATCATTGAATCTATACCAACTTTCTAAATTAGCACTAAGAGAATGACTTGTGGGATCAAAATACCTACCTGAGTTATATAGTTCGCTTATTTGTGTTGAATTTAGCGCTGCACCCCATAGTGTAATTTCTGCCCAGTTTCGCATAGGACCAGATTGATTTCTTGGCATAAATACATCTGCAATAGATGGCGTTATGGTCATTGAATCTGATGAAACGAGTGAGCCATCGTAAAATATTTCAGTTGTGTTACTGCTTGCATTTGCTGTCATTGCAAAGTGATGCCAGTTATTATCTAGTGCATTTGCGAGAGTACCTGTTCTGCCGCTTTGAAAAAGTTTATCATTGAAAAATAAACCACCATTGAGGTCATCTCGACACCTTAATGCATTTCCTCCATTTGTGACAAAAAACCAATTTGATAAACCAATAGCGTTAAACCCAGTGCCTTGCTTGAACCAAAAAGATATTGTTAGACTATCAGAAGCAGAGTCTTTTACAAAAGGAAATTGCAGATATAAGTCTGATAAAAAATTACTTACAATGTCAGGCAAGAAGATGCCCTTTTGAAACCCCGGAGAAAGCACTGAGGCTCTCAACTTACCTTTTGATGAAGAACCAAATGGTCCGTCAACATATGAAACTACTTCATTGGGAAGGCTAAGTCTAAATAATCCGGGCATTGCACTAGAACTCAGTGACACCCCAGTTGCAAGATTATCAAATACATTAAAATTATTCAGAACAGAAAGATCTGGAGCAAACCTGTCTGTGTGCGAATCTCCGTAAGACCACCACCCGACCAATGCATTTTTAGTTGACAAATAATTAGGATTGACCCACTCAGCATTATTGTATAATTCTGATACTTGATGTTTGTTCATCCCCATGTTCCACATCATTTCTTCGTCAAATGATGTCTGGGTTGGTACCCGAGAGGGAGAATTGAAACCTTTTAGTATATCGTCAGATACCCCGATTCTTATATTTGTTGATGCAAGGTGCGTGTTATTCACATATATGTGAGTAGAACTAGTTACTTGCGTGATCACTAAGTGGTTCCAGTTAGAAGTGATATTAGGGACAGTAAGTGCCCCAGAATCAAAAGCAAACCCTGTGGCAGGGTTAGAGGCGCTACCTGTTCCATCTAGGTAAAATTGTAATTGAGTGTTTGACGGCGCCATCATTACGATGGTTCGATTGTTGGTATCTTGCGCATAAAAATTTATCAAAAATTGATTATTTACTGTTCCTCCGGGATATTTGAACCATAGTGAGTATGTCCAATCCAAGTCTTGACTAGCCCCCGCAGTAGTACCATTACCAAAAGGAGGAAGTTTCCCAGCACCATCGCTCAGGCCACCGGTACCTGTCTGGAAGCTCCACCAGTGAGCGTCATTGTTTGCAGTATCCGTTACGTTGATAGCAATATTTTTAGATTGTGCTGCTCTAATTTTTACTTTTTTGGTAATATATGGAAACTCAATCCTTACTTGTTCATTTGGGTTGACAGCGCTACCGGTTATATAGGGTTGCCCTGAAACCTTATAAGATCCTGCGTTGCGAAGACCAGTTGAATATTTACTCATCTGCTCAGCCTCCTTATGGTCCTGTTATACCAGTTCCAGTCAAATCATACATGCTACCCGTTGGTATGTTGGTCAAACTTGCGTATAGTTTCCATTGAACATCTCCACCTACTGCGCTCAAAAACACTGTCTTGCATTTTAGATCAAAAGATAATGATTCGTTTTTTGATAATTCATAATAGTGTCCGCTAGCGGGATGATTTGTAATTGAACTACTTGAAGCCAAGTGGAACCTAAGTTTTTCGACCCCAGAAGAATAATTCCAAAGTGTAATTGATTTTGTCACGTAAGGAAAATTTATTTGAATTTCACTTGGCCCAGCGCCACTACCAGTTATAACATTTATTGCTGCTGTGATTTGTGATCCTGTAACAAATGGTTGCCCTGCTACTTGATAAGAACCGACGTTCCTAAGTCCGGGCGAATATGGTGTACCAATACTCATGAACTAATCCCCTCTAAATTATCAAAAGAATACATTCTTGCAACAGGTATGTTTGTAAGTTCTGCAAAAACTGATACTTCAATTTTACCAGTTGTTGTTGACCCTACATAAACTTTCTCACTTTTTACGTTCAACTCAATGGAACTGTTCGGAGCAATATATAGCCAATGACCACCAGAGGAGGTCTTAGTGAAGCCCTCTGCAGTCGCTTGAGACGATAAATATGGAACAAAACTAACACAGGCGCCTGTTACAGAGTTTTCATTCGATACAACTATTGTTTTTGAAACATATGGAAAAACAAAAACTGATGAAGAAAAAGCGGTACCAGCAGGGGTATCAGATCCACTCAGGTATGGGTGCCCTGAAACTTGATACGAGCCGACGTTCCTTAAGCCTGCAGTGTAAACATTTGACGACATACTATTCTCCTACTAAATAACTAGTAATTTGATTTAATTATTGCTTCTTGCAGATTTTCTCATTTGCTTTTTATGCCGAGCAATAGCCCTTTTCTTAGCAAGTCTTTTTTTCACTGACGGTTTTTTATAATAACGTCTGTCTCTAAATTCATCAATGATGCCAAGTTTTTTGCATTTTTTTATAAATCTTTTTATAAATCTATTCGGATCCTCGTTTCTTCGAGGTTTTTCAACGTGATTCGTAGCCATTTAGTTTCCCGCCAACTTCTTCCATACAACAGAACTCATACCAAAACCAGAGAGGTCAACACCGGGATCATTTGGGTCAATCCCATCAAGTGCCTTCGATCCATGAGGAGTACTTCCTCTAGACCTATCAGCTGGTGCTGGAGATGTGCCCTCAAAGAGATCCACTCCGTTGTATGCGTTTGTGCCTATGGCGTCTAGCATTTTCTTTTTTTGTTCTAATAACTGAACCCTTTTGCGCTCAGTAAGTTCTTGATTGTTAGTTACTTGTTTCTTGGTGCCTTCAGACACTATCTGGTTTGACACTCCCGTACCTTTCACTACCTCAGATATTATTGTTGATAGAGTTCCCTCTTCAAAAACCACCTCTTTGATACATTCTTTGATCAGTGGTTTCAATAATTTTTTCAATTCGTTTTTGTTCATGTTCACCCTAGGATCTTTTTAAATAGATCATTTATACTGTTTTCTTTGACTTCTCTTAGTCTTGTGCTAATAGGGGGTTTATCTTTTGGATACATGTATGCATCTGGAGTTGAAGGCTCTGAAACCATATCAAAACAAATCAACTGAAAATCACTCTCGACAACTGTTTGTCCTGCACTTTCTCTAACAGAGCCCAAGCCTCTCGATGAAATACCTAACTTAACACCAGCATTCACTAAGTCCCTCAAGATCCTACCAGAAGGAGTATCAAGGACTTTTATTTTACCCATTACATCTTTTCCTTCCCACCAACAGTCTGTTACTATATGTGAGACGTTTTTTAGATTGACAACAGAATCATCTGGATGGTCAAGTTCTCCGCAGGCCCTATTGTCTTTTACAATTTTCATATAATTATCCATCTCTCTTCTCAGAACTTTGTATGGATAAACTCGTCCGTTCCCGTTTTGTTTGTCGGCTGTTTGCAATCTACCAGAGAGATAAAGAGTTCCGTTTTCAACTTCCCTCTTTTCTCTTTCCGACAGAAGATCTTGACATATACCACCTTCGCACAAAGCGTAAAATTCTCGCAATAAAGTTTTAGACATCTTTTCCTCAGATTAAGTAATCGCCGGCGCTACCGGCGCGCTTCAGGATCCGCTGCAGCAGCGACGGACTGGTTGAAGCATCCATCGTTTAATCATCAACATAATCACCTCCTGATCTTGATGATACTCTTATTCCAAAGTCATTGACGACCATGGAGAGCAAATAAGTAGTTCCGGCCCCTAAACAAGAGAGGCAGAAAGCATTCCCTAGGGAATATTCAAATGTAAATAGTTCTGTGTATCTGTTTATGCAAAACAAAAACATAGAACACCAGAAACCCATACATAAAGGACAGTGAAAAAGAGTGTTCCATTTCTTAGAATAATCCTTCTCTGGTCTTATGTCTTCAAAGATTTTACCATAAACCACAATAAATGTCATGCCATAGGTAGCAAGAATAAAACTTAATAAATTCATCTTACCTCTTAGTATGTAAATCTTCCATACAAATATGGAGAAAATATAGTCTTAGGGCTGATTGATCCTTTTTCTGGTGCCTGCGGCACATCTCCTAAGTCTGTAGAGTCTTTGTTGTCAGGTTCTATTAGTGCTTCATCTTCCATTTCTTCATAAGATGACACGGCTTTCATATAAGGTTCTTCAGTCTTCATCCACTCTGATATACCTAATAAAGTTGATTTGACTGGGTCTAGATTTTCTGATTCCATCAGTGTCCCTTCTAGAGACCCATAGATGTTTCCGCCTTGTATAGAATCATAATTGATGATTCCGATTTTCCTTAGGTATTCTAGTAACCTAGATTCTGCTCCGTAAACTGCATCTGTCATCATATCTTTTGCAAACGTCACTACTTTTTTACTTTTTGGCTGGACCACGATATCGATATCTTTATGGTCTAAAATTATTAAGTCGCCATTTAGAGCAGACCTTAGTTTCAATTTAAAATTCACCGGTTGCTCTTCGATTACCGCAACCCTAACAGGTTCTTCGCTCGGGGTAATATTAATATTCAAGGAAGACTGATTTGTTTTTTCATCGGCAATGTTAATTTTTACGCTCATTTTTATTCACCTCCGAAATTAAGTCTTGAATATAAAAAACTTCTTCTATAATTTTATGATCTATTGGAGTTTTTGCATAGCTATCCAGCTTATCACTAAGTTTTTTGAAATTTTCTGTGTTACTAGAGTTTGGGTTTTCTATAAGTTCGTGTGTTACGGCTTCTTTGAGGCGTCCAATTTCTTGATTCAAAAAAGACTTTAGCCCCACACCATTATCGGAAAAAGAAACAATATAGTTTGTTAATAATTCTTTTTGTTCTTTTCTCAGGGTTCTTTCATAAGCATTGTTGAACTTTTTCACAAAAGTATTGTATTCTATATTATCCAAATGTTTCATCTCAGTTAGCGTTTTTTCTTTTCTAGATAAAAACTTCACAAGATTGTTTTCTAGCATGATTCTTTTTTTAGCAGAAAGCTTGAAGTTCTGAAAAAATAAACCAACTGTTGCAATATCTTTGTAATTTGGTATAAAATTAGAAAAAGAGTTGGCCCCTAGTTCCTTATTTATCTTGCTAATTAATGAAGTTTGTTCATTAAATATTCTTTTCCTTTCAAGGAGATCATAATCTTTTTTGGTCTCTTGAACCAATCTTCTGGAAAAATTGTGCTCTAATTCTTTTGTTTCCAGAATAGAGTTGTATAAATCTAATTCTTTTTTCAAAACACTACCTTTATGAAAGAATTTTTTCAATATGTTTTGTGTTGTTGTTTGTCTTGCTCTGTTTTCTCGTACGATTGCTTTTGTAAGTTCTTTTACTAGGCATTCGTAAAGAAAAGCGGTATTTCTTTTCTTATTATGTTTCATCTTTATCTGCCTTCTTTAATGACTCAATCAGTGACTTGATTTCGAAGTCAGTATTAAATAGTTTTCTTTCTTCTAAAACATCATGATCTTGTTGTTCCGTAATGCCGCGAGCAAGAGAGTCTAGGCCCCCAAAGCCAACTTTACCGGGAAATGTTTTTCTTAGCGTCCCTATTTCACCAGTGGCAATATTATTCATTTGCTTTTTCATTCCACCTTTGCGATATGTCTTTTTGTGTCTTTTGTACGGACCCCTCTTGTTGCTTTTGGCATCATCGTCTCTTTTTCCGGGTGGGGTTGCTAAAAGCACATCATCTTCGCCACCTGCATCATCTCCAGCGGTGTCATCTGTGCCTGTGTCGGTATCGTCTCCAAAGTCTAGACCACCCCCAGCATCATCGCTGCCTCCTAGGTCTAGGTCGCCTCCTAAGCCACCAACGTCAGCGCCTGAGGATTCTGCTCCTTTTGCTACTGCTTCCAACTTAGCATCAAATTTTTTGTCATAAAACATTTCTCTTTGCATCCTAGAGAACTCTTCTTCTGATAGTCCAAGCATATGCTCGGCAACCCATCTTTTGGAGAAATAACCCTCAGTAGCAGTGCTGGCAATATCAAATTTGGTCTTCCAGTGCTCAAGTTCTTGCATCTCTGCTATTTTTGATGGATTATTCAAGGATAAGTCAAAGTTCAATAAATCGTCTCCTCTAAACCCTAGAGTGAAAAGGTGAATGATTCCAATTTTTTCCAACTCAGCAATGACTACTCTTTGTAATCTCTGGATGGTTCTAGCGAACCGAATATCTTTTTGAGCAAGAGTGGTTTTATCCTCTGATGCCCCTTCGCCCATTGATAAATAAGATTGAGGCACTTTCAAAGCAGAAAACAATTTATCCCTCAAATATTTTACATCATCAATAGCGGCGGTGTATGTTCCCCCTTGTAAGTTGACAATATCTGTTGTTGAAGTTCCTCCACGGATGGGTATAAAGTAGTCTTCTTCAATAGAAAGAGGGTTATATCTCAAATCAACACGACCACTATCCGGATCTACAACTTGGTGCCTTTTCATTTGTGTCATTACTTTTTGCATGTATTGTTCAACTTCTTGCGGGGCAATACCGCCGACATCAATCTTGAAGACTCTACGATCAGTCGCTCTAATAATTCTGTATGCCATCATAGCATCTTCTAGAAGAGTCAATTGTCTCCAAATTCGTCTGGCTGGTTCTAGAGCCGATGTACCGTAAGGTGCATATTTATCGTTTCCTAATACTCTAAAGTGGGCCATTTGCCAATTCTCAAATGTCAACCCACCAGAATTCCATTGAAATTGCACGTAGTTAGGATTAGTGGGGTCTTGTCCCTCAAGCCTCTCTACTTCTTGCGCAGGCAAACCAATGCAGTTCCTAACTCCCAAGTGCTCATCGATATCTAGATATAAAAAGAAATCTCCGTATTTACACATTGTTCTTGCCCAACCAAATAGATTTGAGTTGACATTTAGTATATCATAATATAAAGAATGTAAGATAAATTTTATTTCTTCATTGGCACATTTGATTTTTACCATCGGGGTTAATGAAGAGTGAGTGGTCATCTCGTCTGCGTAGATATCCAAGGACGAAGCGATTTCTGGGGTATACTCCATTTGGTCAAAGTCAACATATCGTTCTGACCTGTTCCTGTTCTCAATCATATTGAGAGCCATGATGTTCATTGGATTATACTCAGATTTTTTGAATTGCAAACCTGAGGCGGATTTGAATTTACTCGAATATTTATCAAGCTGTCTTCTTCTGAGTTGACGACCTGTTTGGGTTCTTCTTTGCGTCATAGGACCAGAAAAAATTCTGGTCAATGCTTTATACAAAGCAGAATCACTGTTGTTGGGGTTTCTTTTATTGTTATTAGCCATTCTCTATCCTTTATAAATCCAGAAAAATTCTTTTTTCTTTTTTATTTCTTCTTTGTGTTTGTCTTCAAGGCTATCCTTGTAGCCTGCTTGTCCTTTCATTCTTGTCTCAAATTTTTGAGTAGACTTCATGATGCCACCTAGCATCGCTTTCTTGTATTCGACTTCCCTTTGATTCTCTTGGAGCGCTGTGTCTCGAACCCAACAGCCAATTGCCAAAGACATGACGAGGTCGTCATTGTAAGAACGCATTGCTTGTGGTTTACCATTATACCATATAAATGTTTTAAATTCATGAAAAATCCTATTAGAATTCACTTTAATTAGTTTGTTCCTGATGTACTCTTCTAATTTAGCAACAATTAGGGGCCTAGTTTTAGAACTAGTAGTAAAGCCCATGACTGCTCTGTCGTTTCCCTCTGCTATCGTTGAATCAATATATTCGTGCGTAGACTTGATAGAATAATATATTTTTGGATAACCCAAGGTGTTTAGTTTTTCCAAAACAGAAATGCCAATGCCATTGTTTTCAACAACCAAAAGACAAAACCCGTATTCCTTACCGGCTTCATATAGTACATTTGAATACAAATCCAGATTCGGCTTACCTTGGTATTCAGCAACTATCTCCATCGTGTCTAGTCTCAAGACATGAAAAACGGAAAAGTCTGCCCCGTCGCCCCTAGCAACGTCAGCAACTAACACATACGAAGCGCCGTCTTGGTACTTCTCCCAAATCCAAAAATTCCTATCATAGCCGGTTCTGTATATCGGCTCTTTGATATTTTCGAATAACCACTGCATATCATCCGGATGTATGACCGTGTCACCTGATGTATTGAAATTACACTCTAATTCTTGAGCGATTTGTCTCCGAGACATGTTTTTTGTTTCTTTAGTAAACCACTCATCATCTCTCTCAGGGTGTATATCCCAAGGTAAAATTATAGGATGAAAATCATTTTCCTCGGCTTCTGAATCTACATAAGTTTTATGGAACCAATTTCCTACCCCATTAGGGGTCGATAAGGCTATACAGCGCCCCCCAGTAGACAAAGTAGGGTAAAGGCCCGTCCACAACTCGTCGAGGCCATCAACGTGTGCTGCCTCGTCTATAACGAGCAATGATAATGCTTCCGAACGACCCGCGTCTCCAGAAGTGGTTCCGGCTTTAATCTGGGAGCCATTTGACAATTCGAATGAAGTTTTGTTGTCGGTAATGATTCTTGCAATCTTGATCCAGTCCGGAAGGTGCTTCATAATTGCTTTTACCTTTTTCACTAAGTTCGCTGCTGTTCCAAATTTGGTTGCGATAACAAGAATGTTCTTATCTCGGTGGAAAAGCATGAACCAGACAATGTACCCCGCTGATATTGTGGAGATACCTAGTTGTCTGGCTTTTAGTATAATATTGAATCGATAATCATTGAAATCCTTGAGGAGGTCTTTTTGGTAATCGAAAGTCCTAAAGGGAATTAGCCCCCTAAGTGGGTGTGAAATCATGCAGTAGTTGTCAATGAAAAATTGTGGATCCTTACCACATTTCACAATCTCCTTAACAATTTCTTGCTTTGAGAGTTTAAAAGCCATTTAACCCCTATTATTCAGACTTCTCTTCTAATCTGTTAAAAATTCTTAAGGCGGTTTCATCGCCGGAGTTTAGTGCTGCAACAAAACCTTTCATTCCACCAAATTTTTGTTGCATCATTCGCTCTAAATCGCTTGGAGTTTGGTCACCGCCTGATCTGGGAATCACAATGTGTCCTTGGTCACCCGGTGCCCTAATAACATGGCTTTTTGGACCACTAGTTCTTTTTCCTAAGATGTCATAGGTGTATTCTTCATTCATTATATTTTCAAGTTCTTCCTTGATAATTTGCTTTAATTCTTCTTTTGTGATTCTCATTTTTGATTTGATCCTTTTTTACGTGTATCGTTTTGAGGTCTCTTGCTGGAAACTTGAGATAAAAAATTCTTAATTACTTCTTTTTCAGATGCCACAGATGGTTCCAAAATTTGATCTATGTTTTTCATACCAGAAATAGTATAATGCTGATATGCCTGAACAAAGGTTCGAACTCTGCTGGTTGATTGTACAAGTATTTTTGGTTCACCTTTTTTTCTTAAGGTAATTCCGTTACCTGTCACTGATTTATATTCTCGTTGTAAAAACTTTTTTATTTCGTTGAGCATTCTTTCTACTTCTTGCTCATATTTATCATTTTTTACTTCTTGTAATCTAACGTCACTCTGATAATTTATGCAAATGGAATCAGCATAAAACTTTACAGAAAAACCGTCGTTGACTCTCTTGTCCAATAAGGGACACCCTTGCTCTCTATTGAGGCCTATTTTTCTAATTTGACCATCTAGTGCGAACCTTTCATCGTGTGCACCATCGTAAGCGTTTGCTGCTGCCTGCGCTAATCCTTGTATAATTTCTAGTGTTGTTGAACTCATTTATTTGGTCTCCAGCCAGTTTTCCATCTATCTTCTCTGCCCTCTACCCACTTTATATAACACCCAAAACAACATCCAAACTTCGACATATATACATCATCATTTGATTTGAAAGAATAAGTATTACAAACTGGGCAAGAGCGTTTAGACTCTTTTGTAAGTAGTTTTGAAGGTATAAAAACGCCAAAGATCTCTTCTTTGTCAAGATCTTCTGTATCTACATCCGGGGAGAATGTGTCCTTTAATTGTTCTAAATATTCTTTTTCTTTCTCGTCGTCCCAAGTAGATTTGGGATTTACAACAGCCTCTTCGCCGTATTTCTTTGCAATTGCTTGCTCTACCTTAACGGCGTAGTTTGGGTCTTTCTTGCTCATTAGTACCTCTAGGAAATTGTTTTATGGAACCTATCAATCCAGTTAATCATCCGGAATAAATCTTTGGAGTCTTTTGACGGGTTTAGTTCTCGCCA